TTGGTCAAGGTGTTTGTTTTATTGTCAAGGTCATCAAGTTGTTAGGAAGTGGTCAAGCCTGGTCACCAGGTCAAGGTCATCAAGTTGTTAGGAAGTGCTAGGTCTATTTAGTGCTAAGTGCTTGGGCTGGGCTAGGTCTTAGGTCTTGGTCTTAGTCTTAGGTCTTGGTCTTGGTCTCTTGTGCTGGGCTGGCTGGGCTAGGTTTTGGGCTAGGTGCTAGGTGCTAGGTCTTGGGCTAGGTGCTAGGTCTTGGGCTGGGCTGGCTGAGGGAGTTAGGTCATCATCTATCTATAGGGGGGTCTTGGGCTGGCTGGGGGGCTGGGGGCTATGCCCTGAGATACCTATAACCCTCTAACCCTTATGGGTATTGGGCTAAAAAATAATCTAAAAAATCTTTAGAAAAGACTTGACAAAGTGCAGGAAGGTCTGTATAGTTTCTTTTGTTGGTAATAACACCAACCGCACACAGGGAGAAAATCTAATGAGCAATCAAGCAACCACCACCACCGCAAAGGGTATGCCAGTCGCGGCAGTCCGCATAGGGTCTACAGTTCAGTTGTGGGTATCAAGTCCAACAGGCGACAGTTCAGATAGTTTTATTTTTGATATCCCTTGCCTTAGCGAAGAGCAGGCAACCGCAGTCCAAGCATCTTGGGCAAGCATTATCAAGAACTAAGCACCGCAAGAAGTAGAGCCCCTTAGGTCACCCCCTGACCTGAGGGGCTTTCTTATACCACCGCAACACACACCGCAACACACAAAGGACACCCAAGATGTATCAAGTAACTAACCCAAAGACAGGTAAAAAATACACCTACAGCACCGCAAGACAGGCAGACGCAGAAGGTCTAGCCAAGAAGTTAGGGGTAGAGGTTGTAGAGGTCATAGCCGTAGGCAGTCTGCCTAACCGCAGACCAAAGGTCTACACCGCTAAAATGTGTGTATGTGGTAAGCGTGAGGACTCTCACGAGTCCTACGACTGTCACAAAGATTACGAGCGTAATGACGGGGTATGGTGAGGCTACTCATCACCGCATAAAAAAGCTGAAAAAAATCTTTCTGTTTGACTTGACATAGTGCAGGAAGGTTGCTAAGGTTACACCGTAAGCAAGCAACAACAAGACAAAGGACACCCAATGACAACAAAGACAGCCTTACAGGTAACAACAGCAGGAGAGGTCACAGAGTTAGACCTATCCTCAGACAGCCTCAACAAACTACAGACCGCAGTAGGTGGGTGGGTGCAAGCGATTGACCTAGCCTCAGACCTCTCAATGTGGTGCAACGAGGAAGGCAAACTCACAGGGCTACCGCATAACCCATACGCACAATTTATGTGGGACAAAGTATTCGGGGCACACACGGACTACCTAGTCGGGGACATAGTTCTCACAGGTGGGACAGACTCAGAGGGCGAGACTATCGGACTCACACAGGAGCAGGTAGACATTATGAGACTGACCGTAGCAAAGGTGCAGAAGTTCGTAGAGCCAAGCATTACACTTATCTAGTCACGGGACAGAAAGAGCCCCCTTGCTTAGGCAGGGGGGTTTTTTCTTTTCTACAAGTTTAGAAAGAGGAGACCCAAGGGGTAAAAATTCCCCCTGGGTCTTCCTGTTCACAGGTCTAACTACTTAGATGCTGCACCCTTACTAGGTGCCCTTTTCTTATCTACAGCCGCAAAGACATCATCTATCTCTGCCGCAGTGAGTTTCCCATCTTGTAGATAAGCGCGACTCAACCCCTCAACTACGGTCGCCACGCCACCTATGCCAGCCATCAAGATTGCTTGTGTGAGTTCTACGCCAGCAATAGCGCCAGCCCCAATCACAGACAACCCAGATGCTGCGAACACCGCCATAATTCTTGATAGAACCATTTTGGTCTTTTCTGTATTTGCTGCCATTTTGTGCCGTCCTTCCATAGTCCGCACTAATGACGTTGCTACGGGACGCAACAACGCCCAGCCCCTCAATAATAGATGAGAGACTGGGCGTTGATGTAGGAGAACTAAGGCAGGATTTCTACTGCCGTGCCACTAAATAAAGCCTCAATCGTTGCTAAGTCAGCACAATCTTTTGATTCTATTCGCTTGTCTTTTTGGAACTCTTGTAGAGCAGAGCAAGTGTTCTCACCGAAGTAACCACTCTTCTCATCTCCTGCAGAGGAGTAGCCAAGTTCAATCAAACGCTTCTGAACTGAGATAACCGAACGAGAATTGCGAGCGCTTCCCATCGGAATAAGCGCAGCCATCTGGACATAAACACCAGAACCTTTGGCAGCTACGTTCGACTGATCGGAATTTTTACCCCTTTTAGCTTCAGGAGCTGCTGCAGCTACAGCTACAGCTTCTTGCTTCACAACAACTTCTGGTTCTGGAACAACAACAACCGCATCTACTTTTGGAACAATAGGTTCGGCTGGCTTGAATTCTTCTGACATATAGGTTTCCTTTCTATTTTGATGGGAACTTAGCAACCCACGAATAGAGGTCACCAACTTTTCCACCATTATAGGCGTTCTTGCCTACCCCCCAAGCGCCGAAATCCTTGCCTCCACCTGACATTAGGAAGGCAATCCGTGCATTGGCTACTGGGTTTAGTAGGTCTTCATCTGTTGCAAGACCGTATTTTTCACGGCGGTCTACTCCGAGACCACCAATCATATTGATTTGGAATAATCCATAGGAGTTATCTCCTGTTTTGGAGTTCCCGTTATGGGCGGTAGGTCCGCCACGAGACTCTCGCATCACAATACCCCAAGCAAGTTTGAGGGCTTCTCCCTCAAATCCAACTGCTGTGAGGAGTTCTTTGAGTTCTAGAGGCTCCAATGGTGCTCGACGTCCCGCATATTTAGCGAGAACTGATGGGGCTGGAGGCTCAGTAGTAACTGATGCTGCCTTGAGTGAGTAGATTTTTACCCCTTTATCGACGCGATCAGGGATCACTACGTTCTTCTTTACTGTCGTTGATGTCGTTGTTGATGTATCTGCTACTGCTACTACATTGGATTGGCTGTCGTCTTTTCCAACTGCTTGTGCGACCGCAGCGCTGGCGCTCAATAGCACGAAAGCCATTGACAAACCGAACACTACTGTTTCTGCTTCGCGTTTAGAAATACGCATTGTTACTCCTTTGTTAGGGGATAGGGACAGGTGCTAATGAAACTGCACCGAAGGGCGTTAGATAGCCCTCATCATTTTGTCTAATACGTCTTTACCTCCTCAACCCTAGCACATTTGCAGGGTAATCCACCCCCTAAGACTACCTCAGAAGGTGGATTTTCCCAAACAAAAGGTTACGGAAGTATGAACGCCTTCCTGCACTCCGGGCCAAGCATCAACTCACGACTCTTAGGGTCTGTGAGTTCAGCACCGCATTTGCCACAGCATTGGTAATGTTCAGCAAACAACTTGGTGTACTTGTATGGGTCAGTCGTGATTATCCGTACAAACACAAGGGCGTCCTCAACGGCTGGTCGGACACGAGTGAACGCTCCAACTGAACCATATAACTTCTTGATGTAGGTCTTCTTCATATATTCCTTGACCTCAACGAAGACTAAATCTCCGTGCACTTTGTCCTTCAGAAGGTCAGTCATCAACTCAGAAACTGGTATCGCATACTTGCTTTTAGGTATCCCCTGAAGTGCCCCAATAAGTTCCCCATAGAGGTTAGGTTCTGCCTTTTTTACCAATTCAGCGAAGGCTGGTGATGGCAAGGTTGGCTGGACAACCATCTTTGGGTATCCCAAGAAAAGTCCAATCAGGCTTGATGCCTTCTTGATGTCAAGAGTTTCTTTCTCCGCAAGATATGCAGAGACCATCTCTCTCGGGACTTCCCGATTATTTACCAAGTCATCAAGAAACTTGATTTGCTTCTCTGATGCTGGTGCGTATGTTGATGTCGTTAGTGTCATTTGAATTGCCTCCCTGTTGGCTTTAGACCAATCTACCTGACATTTGCAGGGAAGTCAAGTTATTAGCCTGACTTTTTTGGAGAGAGATTTGGATACTCATCTTCGTAGTATGAGTCGTCCGCAAACCCCGTGTAGGAGTA